TCAGCCTTGACCAAAACCAGACGCAGTTCTGTCTTCACCTGTGATGCAGGCCTCCAGGTCAGCAACCTTAACGAAGCTGGCCGAGCTGCCGGGCGCGCGCTTGTAGATCTTGATCGTGCCTTCTTTTGCCATTCGGTAAAGCGTCGATCGGCTGATGCCGAACACGGCCTGGACGGCGCTGGGGCGGATGTAGAGTGGCTTGTTCTGTTTCATGGTAGGCACGCTCCTTATGCGCTCTTTTCCGGGGTGATCTGGTAGCTATCGATGTCGATTCCGCGCGCTGCGAGATCGTCTGCCCACATGGCCTTCATGCTGCTTGCTCCATTGCATATGGCGACCATTGCGCCGCGCAGGCCTCGGCCACGCCCTCGAAGGTCCGGCTGCGGATCTTCCAGCGATCCGGCCCTGGCGGTGTGCGATGGATGGCGTTCCACGCCTTCCACTCGTCGCTGCCCCTTTCGGGTTCGGGCAGTCGATCGGTGGCCGTGAGCCTTGGAAGCCCGCGCAGATAGAAGCCCGTGGCCTTGTAGGCCGGCTCACCGAACCAGAACGGCTGCACGATCTGAGGCGCGGGCAGATCCGCCGGCATCCGGTCCTTGGCAAGATCATTCATTTCTGGGTTCTCGATGGCGACCCGCTCGATCGGCGCGCGCCAACAGTCGATGAACAGGCTCACGCCTTCCTCGAACTCGGCGCGCAAGTCCTCGATTGTCCTGCCCTTCGGGAGTTGCTTCGGCGGTGTCCATTTGCCCGGCCCGCTCATCCAGCGCCGACCAGAGCGGCAAAGCCGCGTGCAAGGCGGATGCATGACGGCCAGCAGATCCCAGCCCTCGTTCAGCAGCTCGCGGATATCAGATCTGATGTGGCGATTGCTGCCATCCTCGGCCGGGAGCAGGTCGCAGGACCAGACATCGTGCCCAAGCGCATCAAACGCTCCGCGCATCACGCCTGATGTTTCGCAGCCGATCAGGACTTTCATCGCACGCATCATCCAGCGGCCATCATCGAGCGCGGCAGAGCGCCCATGGATAGGATCGCTGCGTCGTCGTCGTTGCGCGTCATGGTCGGGATCAGGCCGTCATAGCGATCCGATTTACGGACGCGTCCCTGCCATTGCTTCAGGGCAAGGATCCGGCTGACCCGGTTCACCTGCATATCGACGCTTTGCGCGATCTCCGGGACTGTGCGCTCCCAGCCGTAATCCTTGCAGTCGCACCAGATGAGATATGCTGCCGTATGGCTGCGCGGGCTTAGACGAGCCATGCGATGAGCCCTCCCGCGGCGATCACGATGCCGAATAGAACGCAGATTACTGTGCCGCCGTAGGCCGCACGCCGCGGCGCGGGTGCCTGGGCGGCTCGGAAGACGTGTCGATACTCGTCCATGGTCTGCTCCGTTCAAATAGCGCGCAGCATCGCAAGCGGAGTCGCGATGGCGGCGGCGGTGAGAAAAATTAGGGCGGGAGTGGCAAGGGCGCGCTCAATGCGATCAAACGTCATACCGCCTCCCTCTCGCGCATTTTCAGCCATTCAAGGCCAAGCGCGCGCTCGTAGCAGTCGGCCGAGCTGGCCAGTCGCTGGGCTGCGGCATCCACGGCCGTGGGCTCGTAGTGGATGAAGTCGATGATCATGGCCCGATCGGTGTCGCGCCGGTCAGAGCAGCAAGCCATCAATTTGCCGCCTGGATGAAATGGGCCACAGCCTTTGCGGCCAGTGGCCAGCCCGTGCCGATGGCAATCATTGCCAGAAGGTGTCTTTTTTCGATCCCGAGACGTCGCATGAGGTTGCCTCCCACCCAGATTGGTATCCATTATGGATACTAATAGCAAGAGACTTGTTGCGATTATGGAAACAATGTCAGATCAAGAGCTCTGAAGGGAGGCCGGGCGCACCTCATTCGCCGATTGCGATCGCAACCTAGTACACGCCTTGGTTGTCGTTAAATCCGTGGCTTCGCCCAAAACGAGACGCCTTGACGGAGGAATTTTTTCATGACGAAGCGAGTGCTCTGCACCGAACAAGATCATGCGCTCGTGCGCAAGATCACCGACCTCGATTGCGAGGTGAAGGCGGCGCTTCTTACTCTGGTGAAGAGCTTATCTTCTGCGCATGAAGGCGATCGATCAGGCTGCGAACCATCTGCTGATCTGCGGGATCGAGATTTCTGATCTGCGCCGCCAGATCCTCATCGTCGGCTGAAGGTGGCAGAGGGTAACCAGTGATCGCAGAGATCGCACGCGCCTCGTCCATCGAGACCTTTCTCGCCTTGGTCATCTTATTGACCATCGACTTTGCGTAGGATCCCAGGCCCACGCTTGCGGTCAGCGCATCTGCCAGCGCCTGCTGCGTCATATCGCTGGCCGCAAGTGCGTCGCGCACCCATTGATTCATTCCCGTCGCGGGCGGAGTTGGATATGTCGGGCGTCTGGCCATACCCGCCGTGTATCCGGTAGCGATACAAAAGTCTGTTGCCATGATGTAAACCTAATCGCTTGCTTAATGTTTCCATTATGGATACCTAATAGAAACATGGAACCTGCACTTTTGATCATCTCTCGGCTTGGCGGCGTCGCTCGCGTGGCGTCGCTGCGCGGTATCCACCGGTCTGCCGTCTGGAAATGGACGCAGCCGCGGTCAAAGGGAGGAACGGATGGCCGCATCCCTATCGAGCACATCCGACCCCTTCTGGAAGAAACTCGGCGACTCGAGCTTGGTATCAAGGCAGAGGATTTCTTGCCGGCCGATGAGGCCCCTCCCTATACCGCCCGCTCAGCAGCAACACTGGGAGCCGAGGCGTGAGGCAGCGCAGTCGTCGCCCTGACCGCAAATATGCCGCGATCCCCAATTCGGCGATGCGCGATCCGTCAATATCGATCGCAGGACGCGGGCTGCTCGCTCTGCTGATGACCTATTCCGATGATTGGGTGTTTCTGGTTCCTAAGCTGCAGGAAATTTGCGGCGTCGGACGCGACAAAATGCGGGCCATGCTCTCCGAACTGGAAGAGGCAGGATACCTCGTTCGTGAAGCTGTCCGGGGCGATGGCGGCCAGCTCTGTGGTTCCACGTGGGTTATCCTCGATGAGCCTACCGGTGGTTCATTTGGCGGTGGCTCTGAGGGTTCGCAGCAAGATGATGTGCCAATGAATGACCACCGACCCCCTAAAAACCCGGCGGTCGGTGACACCGCCCCCCTGAAAACCCGACCGCCGGTAGAACCGACCGGCGGTAAATCCGTCCCCATAAGAAAACCAACCTGTAAGAAGACCAACCCTAAGAACGCGCCTTCGGGGTGTGAAAGGGGGGTGTATCAATCCAATGATTCTGGGTTTGCTGTCGATCCGCCGCCCCCCGGATCGTCGGGGCTTGCCAGCAACGAGCCGCGGGGCACCCGTGAGGCTGATGACTTCGACACATTCTGGTCTGCCTATCCCGATCCGGTCGAGCGCGAGGCAGCGAAACGCGCGTTTGCCAAGCTGGTCCAGTCTGGCGAGGTGAAGGCTTCGGACCTGGTCGATGCCGCGAAGGCATATGCCCGGAGCCGGCACGTCGAGCGGGGCTATGGCAAGAAGCCCGCAAACTGGCTGTCCTCCGGGGCTTGGCGCGAGGAATGGGAAGCGGGCCGGGCCGTTCAGGATGAAAGCCGCGAGATCGATTACCCCGCCCTGGCCGAACGCTGGCGCGGGCCGATCAAGACCGGTGCCACCTACGCGGCGTCGGCCGTCAGCCAGCGCCTGGCCCGCTTCATGCTTGGCGAGGGAATGGTGACCGAGGCCGATCTGCGGCGCTGCGGGGTGTCGTTCTGATGGCTGATCGCGAATTCCTGGCGGGTCGAGTTCGGGCGCGGATCGCCGAGAACGGATCGGTGATCCTGACACGCGCCGGCGCGATCGGACGCGGGGTGCCCCGGCAATCGATGATGTGGTGCGCCGAGCAGGTGGCAGAAGCGCTGCGGGCGGCATCCCAGAGGCGGGGTGAGGACGCAATCTGCGAGGCCCGCGCGCTTCGCTGGGCCCTCAATGAAATGAAAGATCCGGCGCGGCGCTGACGCTGCAGCTGGGCGACGGACAGTGAAGGAGGCGAAATGGCAGCGGTTCTGTTGGGGCGGGTTCTGGTCCCTGATTTCTTCAACCCTCGGCCCGAGGACGTGGATGTCGGGTTCATGTTCTGGCGCATGCGGCGGATGCGTCGCATCTCGGGCAACCGTTCGGCGCTGACGCTGGATATCCACCACGAGCTTTGCGGGCTGCTGGCAGATGAGCTGCAATGCTCGCGCCCGGCCCGGATCTGGGCGCGCTGCCATGATCTGCACGAATTCGCCATCGGGGATATCGTTCGCCCGGTGAAGGCCGATCTGGGATCGAAGCTGGTCGAGCAAACCTCGCGCCGGTGGGACGAGGCAATCGCGGCGCGGCTTGGCCTCTCGCTCCCCTCGGCCACGGAGGCCCTCGAGGTAAGCCTCGTTGACGACATGGCCCTGGCGATCGAGTGGAGCGAGCTGTTGGGCCGGAATTTGGCCGAGTTGGGCATCGTTGTGCCTGATCTACCCGAGAATGCCGTCGAGCTGCTGGGCCGCGCGATCAGCGCCATGGGGGCGCAGACGTGGTGGTCGGAGACCGGCAGCGCCAAGGACGAGACCGCCTACAACCTGTCGGCCTATGCGGGCGAGCAGCGCCTGCGCCGGGCAGTGACCGCGTGACCGAGGCTGTCCAGATGTGGCGCGGCCGTGCGGGTCGGCGGGGTCGTTCGCCGAGCGGCACTAAACGCCGGGCCGACCTTGAGGGGCCGATCCAGCGCGCGGTGGTCGACCGTCTGCGCTTCGAATTGCCGGGGGCCATCGTCCACCATTCGCCGAACGAAGTCCCGCTGGACGGTGAAGATGTCCGCGCGGCAATTGCAAAGGCCAAGCGCAACGGCATGGTGCCCGGCTTTCCGGATGTGGTGGTCGTGCTGGCCTGCCGCCCGGTCACGCTGTTCTTCGAGGTGAAGGCCGAGGGCGGCCGCGAGACCAAAGCCCAGCGCAAGCTGCGCGAAGCGGCCACATCGGCCGGCCACCTCTGGGCGGTGGTGCGATCCCAGACCGAGGCGGTCGCCTGCCTTGATGCGTGGGGGATAGATCGCCGCGGAGTGACGCGGACATGAGTGCAGCGGACGAGTTCCTCGCCCTGCGCCCAGCGGAAGGGTTCGATCTGATCATGGTGGACCCTCTGTGGCAGTTCACCGCGCGATCAGCCAAGAGCGTTACAGCCAAATCTGCAGGAGGACAGTATCGCTGCATGTCGCTGGGCGATATCGCCGCCCTGCCGGTGGCCACGCTCGCGGCGCGCGATTGCCTGCTCTGGCTATGGGCTACCAATCCGATGCTGGCTCAAGCGCTGGGGGTCATGAAAGCTTGGGGGTTTGCCAACAAGACGGGCGGTCACTGGGTAAAGCGGACCAAGTACGGAAAGCTGGCATTTGGAACTGGCTATGTGCTGCGCTGCGCTGGCGAGCCATTCATGATAGGGACCATCGGTCGACCGAGACCGATGCGGTCCGTTCGTTCGGTGATCGGGGGCCAGCTGCGGGACCTGCATGGCTATCGGGTGGCGCTCGAGCCCTGCCCCTGCCGGGCGACCAAATCGACGGCAAGCTCTCGGCTGCGGGAAAACCTGGCCACCGCGCTGAAGCTACTGTCCTCACGGGGGCTGTGATGGCGCCAAGGAACGTTCAACCGGCCCGCCCCTCGCTGGGCAAGGAAGGCGACCAGATGGCTGCGGTAATCGGCTATGACGCCGCTTTGCTTCTCATCAACGCAATGCCCGCGAGCGGATCGCGGTCATGGCGTCGCTGCGTCTATGTCCCAGCGCGCCTGCCGGTGGATCATATGTTGGTCAGGGTGCTGGGCATGACACTGGCTCTGCGACTGGTTGATGCTTTTGGAGGTCGCATCCTTCAGCCGTCCAATGGGTCAGCTGTAGAGCGCCGCGCGAAGGAGGATGCAGTGCTGACCGCGCGACGCGCTGGGCTATCGCCTCGCGAGATCGAGGCGCGGCTGGATATCCCGGTATCAACAGTGCGGTCGATAATACAGCGCACAGCGGTCATTGGAAGTTGACCCTTCTGTCGAACCGAGAAATTTATCTGCTTGATCAAGTGAGTGGAAAACCGAAAACAACTTGCCGGGACGCGTTCGAAAACCTAGAGCTCGATAGGCTCACCCGCATAGTTAAAGAGGGAATGTTATGCTCGCCGACCATTTGTCCCGCCTTGCGGCCGATTACACGCATGAACGCGTTAAATCGTTCACGGGATCGAAATTCGGTGACTTTGTACGGCACGACATCGCTATAGAGGCGAAGAAGGTCCTGATGCTGTGGCCGTTTGAGCTGAAGGTCAAGGCGAGCGTCGGCCAAGGTGTTTGGGCTTCCGTTCCCTGGCTTGCATTCTTTGATCCCTTGATTACCGAGACGGCAACGAAAGGCTTTTACGTCGTCTACCTGATCAATCCTGACGCGCGGACAATTACGCTTTCGATGAACCAAGGGACTACGGCAATCTACAATGATTTCGGACAGTCCCGCGGCCGCGAGGTGCTTAAGCGCAGGGCGCGCGACATGGCAGACCGCGTTCCTGAGTATGTAAAGCACTTCTCTGAGGACTCGATTGATCTTGGCTCCGAGGCCGGCCTTCCGTCCGGGTATGAGGCTGGGCATTCCTTTGGGAGGATCTATAAGGCCGGTGAGTTCACGGATGCTCAGCTTTCTGAGGACCTGTACCAAATGCTGCTTGCCTACGAGGCATTGGTGAATCGTGGCGGTACGACCCCAAGCGAAGCAATGCAGGAAGAGGCCGGGGGAAAGGATATCGAAGAGACCCGCCGCTACATCCTATCCCGTCGCATCGAACGTTCGCCGAAGGTACGGAAGGATGTGCTAAAGGCGAAGCCGCCCATCTGTGAATGCTGCGGCCTCGATCCCAAGCGCGACTACGGCTTCGCTGGACCCGCTCACGAGGCGCCACTCGACGTCCATCACGCCGCGCCGCTTAATGGCCTGGCAGAGGGTGAAACACGCCGCTATAAGATACCAAATGATTTCATGGTCTTATGCCCAACCTGCCATCGCATGATCCATAAGATTGGTGCGCCATCTGACCTAATGGAATTGAAGAAAATGCTGCGCTTCAAGATCGCGCGCGATGTAGCGTACTTCACTCGGTGAAAACCACGCGCTTGCACCGTAAGGGCGTCCCTCCTTACAACGGCAAAAGGACGGTGCCTGATCAAGACGGACTCACTGCCCACCCTGGAGGCAGCGCAGTATCGACATTATCGTGGGAAACGGCGAGGCAAGGCAGGCCCGAAGCTGCCGCTTGTTGGGAAAACAGTCGCCGCAGTGCAACTCTGCAGGAGCGAACCTTGAGAGTATACACTCTCAATCGAACGAAGCGATGCATATCTCTTATGTAAACGGAGAGGACAGACATGGCACTCACAATGGACATGGACGCAAGGAAGGCCGAGTTGTTGCTGCGGGCAGCATTGCTGGATGATGCGAGCAACGTGGGAGAGAGGCTTGCTGCTTTGAGCGCCGACATAAAGGTAGATGATGACGGCGACGCATGGATAACGCTGGACATGGACCTCTGGCCCGAAGACAAGGAATCGCCCGAGGTCGAAGCTATTGCAAAGCTGCTTTGGATAGAAATCGACTGGTCGGCGACCGATGGAACTTTTCCGTTCGCCTGGCCCGATTTGGGTGCGCAATCCGACAAAACGACGACCTACTTCAAGTCGGTGCTGGACGCGTATGGTGGCCAGAGGCCCAGCAAGGAAACTGAGTAGTCGCTGCCGTTCGATGCTTGGCTGGCGCTGCGGTACAGCTTCTTCTGACCGGACGTTCGTGGTTGCCGCGGCGCAATCGACCAAGCACAGTCTGATTTGCGGAACATTGCTGCCATTCGGAAGCCGATCTTAGTCAATTACACTTGAAAGGTGTCCGCACCACGATGAAGCTTGCTCTAGACACCCTCGCTTGGACCGCGCCGCGAACGGGCCACAACTGGACCTGTCCGGACACAGCCAATGCCGTTGAATGGTTTCGCTCACTGGCGGAAGAAAAGCATCTCGAATCGCGTCTCGACGCCTGCCGAACGATTTATGAGCAAAACCGTGAAACGGTAGAGACCGGACTTTCCACCTACCTCTTCGATCCGCGCGACGCTGTTGCATGGTACATCTTGCAAGCTGAAACCTATGCAACCGACCGTCGCTTCTGGACACCTGATGAGGCGGCACGGACAGTCCCATACATAAGGCGCATCGGACAGTTGCGTGATCGCCTTGCTGGTGTGGATGGCGTAGAGGAACGGGTAGCCAGGTTTGTCAATGGCGACGCCTCTCAACCTGAGGGCCCTATTTACGAACTGCTAGTAGCTGGTGCGTGGGCCGATAGGGGTTACTCTGTCAGGTTTGTTCCAGAGCAGAGAGGCGGTCCTCGCACGCCCGACCTAGAAGTAAACAAAGGGCGATCGAGCTGGGCAGTCGAAGCGAAGCGCATGATGCCCTCTGCCTATGGAAAGCGGGAGATAGAAAAGGGCCGTGAGCTCGCAGCGCACCTCCATGATATGAGTGAGGCATCAGGCCATTCGGTGGTGGTAGATGTGATCTATAACAAGGAGCTTGCGGAGTATCCTCACGACTTCCTCGCAAGTTGTGTGCAGGAATTTCTTCCTGTGCGGGAACCCCGGATTATTGATCATAAAGACGCACACATTGTGGTTCGGCAAGTTGCATGGCCGATCTGCCACCAAGTACTTTCGACCGATGTCGTGTTCATCGGATCAACGCGAATGATGGAGCTTGTTGGCGGCGCGCACGACCATGACTGGTCCCACAGCTTACGTGCACGGTGCCGACGAGCGCAGAAGCGCCCCTCCTATGCTGATCACATCTACCATGCATCATTAGTGAACTGGATATGCTCCTCGCCTGTTGCGCGCAGTGCGCGAGCAAAGCACTTCAAAAAGAAGCTGATCGATGCAGAACGTCAGCTTCCACAAGATCGTCCTGGAGTGATCCATGTTGGTATGGAGTCTTCGGGACACTACGATTCGGACCTGCGCCGACATTATATTAACGGGAGAGAGGCAGCCGGCCTGCTCGAAGGACGATCGCGATTGAGATGGGTATATGGGAATTACTTCAAAACTGAGGTGACAACGCGGTCTAACGAGTCGCTCGCGATGGAGGAAACGATGGCGCCATACAAAGTTGGTCAGCATCGAACACGTGACCCCTTACAAAGCCGCCTCTTGCTTTGCGATGATGAGGGCACAACACGGTCGGGCGCCTATTGGGATTAGCCGAAAGCCCCGTACGCCTAGTGCTGTAGGGCATCTTAGGAAAACATTGCTCTCCGGAAGTGGAAGGCCCCATATTCGCACAGAGATGTGCGCTGAATGTGCTTGCCTATAACATCAAGCGGATGATCGCGTTGATCGGAATCCAAGGCCTGGTGCGGGCCATTGCCGCCTGATCGGAGGCTGTCACGCCCCAAGCGCGGACGTCGCGCCACGCCTGAAAGGGATCATCAAGCTGTAACGCGCGCGATGGGCGTCGAAGGTAACTGAAAGTAAGCAACTGGGCAAACCAGTAGCCGACAGCACCTGCCGGCCCGTTTCCACACAGCCTCGGCCCAATGCGGACCTTCGTACCAGGCACAGCGGATGACCGGTGTCAGCATCATAGTAGTTGGCTACCCTTTCACCGAGCCCATCAAGATAAACATCGATATCTGTCTTGACATGATCGCTTGATGCTCACCTCATGTGTGTGAGACCTGTGGGGGGGGGTATATGACCGCGAAAAACTTTAACGAGCTATTTCTGAAGTGTCATGACGCAAGCGTATTTCAGGAGAAGAACAACTTCGACACCCTAAGTAAAGTCTATTTTGACGACAATCACAGCAAGCAAATCCTGGAGCAGGATCAGTATTTCATTATTGGAGAGAAAGGGACCGGGAAGACTATCATTGCGCAATACCTTTCCAACATTAGAAAGGATAAAAATTGCTCAATTGTAGATTTTTCAACAATCGATTTTGACACTTTCCGAAAGCTCAGCAATGATGGGCATCTGAAGTACATTCAAGCCGATCAGCTTTGGCAAGTCTTACTTATGGCTCTGACTGCAGAGATAGTCGTATCCAAGGAAGAGAGCATTCTGTCGAGCCTGAAGTTTAAAGCTCTTCATTCGGCCATTCAGGACTTCTACGACAACAAGTTTATACCTGAGTTCCCCGTCGTCGTCGAGCTAATGCAAAAATTTGACGCATTAGCTGAACTGTCCAACAAACATATCGGAAAGATTTCAGGTGGTGAGGGGTCAAGTGAACGAACAACTTTCCAAAGAGGGGAGAGTCCTCTTAATAATGTCCGATCCGATTTTGAAGAAGCGTTCAAAAGCGCAAGGATAAGTCAAGATCATGTGATCTTCGTCGACAAAATCGATATTAAGCCAGATGATATTGCGTTCGATAAGTTTATTATTATCCTGAGGTCTTTTGCCCGCGCTGCCCTCCACTTGAACGAGCATGTCTTCTCAAGAATGAAAGGCCGGAAACGGATCAAGATCGTACTTCTAACCAGACCGGATATATTTGATCGACTCAACTTACAGAACCAGAGCGCCCGCGCCAGCGACAACTCTGTGGTATTGAACTGGGACACAACCTACCAGCATCATAGACAGTCAGATATATTTCGGCTTGCCGATAATTTTCTCGGAAGCCAATCGGGCGTTGCGTTTTCAGAAGGTGCTGCATGGGATCACTATGTTAGCAAAGATGTCCTTCATGATTCACTTCGAAACCCAGAAGATAGCGTTAATAGATCCTTTCGTGAGTTTCTGAGGGTTTCATGGTTTCGGCCAAGAGACATCATACGAGCGCTGCATATATGCCAAAGCCAACCAGATTGTGAAGAGTTAGTCACCGAAGCTGGGTTTAGAAAGTCCTTCAAGCTGTTTTCCGACTATCTCTACGGAGAAGTGAAGGACTTTTCGAGATTCTATTTTTCAGACTCTACATTTGATCTAATAGAAAGATTTTTTAGTGAAATCCAAAGGTTAGACATTATTACTTACGATAACTTCTTGTCCGCCCACGACACCTTCATCAAGAAGGTTAAAGGTGGACCATCCCGAGAAGCATTGGATCCACGAGTCGAGGATCCAGATGAATTCCTTCAAATACTTTACTCGTCAAACATTCTGTGTTGGCGGGCCGAGAATGATTTCGACGGCGTCGATGATTATTGGGCATTTCGCGAGCGTTCCGCAACTCAACTTGACCCCAAGGTCGGACTATATCAGGAGTATGCGGTGCATTATGGGTTGAGAAGAGCGCTGCGCCTTACAAGTAAGATAGTAACCGGCGTGAAGGATAACACTTAAATGCGTGGGCTGCTCTTCTATTAAATTTTGCGAGATGAAACCAACCTCCTGCATCAATCATCGATCCCAATTCCCGCTCCTCGCGAGAGGCTTGGCCGCAATGGACAATTAAGCATTCCATCTTCCATGAGAAATTGACCCTCCGGGTGGGGAATTCATTTGGCACCCTCTCGCCTTCTGCTCAGAGATCTGTCAAGACGTTGTACAGAGCGGAAACCTCTCTACGCGTAGCGGTCATTCGTCCAGATCGCAGCGAAGGTCAGCTCCCCGCCCCTGGCGTTCCACTACATGCAGCCATGCGCATGATCTCGACCGGAATTCATAGGCAGTAGCCGTGATTCAAAGCAGACAGGCGAAGGGCTGTCTAATACCTGATAGACATAGAGCAAACAGCGTAAGAGTCGGATTCCGACCTGAGCATATCGGCCAGATTAAGCGTACTGATCAGTTGCTTCGGCTGCTTTGACGCTTCTGGCATGCACGAAACCGCCAGAGGCGCGCGCCGCCAGCTGTGGTGATGATCCAGACCATCTGCGAGGTCTGGAATGCTTGAGCAAGCCATTGAAAAGATCATTGAAGCGGCGTTCTCACCAGGAGGCGCCACGGCGCTAGCTTCGGCTGGCGGCTGGCTGCTGTTCTTCTGGTCCGAATGGCGCCGTGATCGGCAGGCGGCGCGGTTTTCGGACAAGATCACGACCCTATCCAGCGAAGCCCACGCGTCGCAGCTGGCAACGGTCAAGGTTCTTGAAGGCTTCCGTTCGGACTTGGTTCGGAGGGTCGCATGATGATCTGGCCGCTCTCGCTGCTGATCGATCGGACCGCGACCGTCCAACGCGAGCAGCGCGCGGATCACCAAATCGCCCGCACGATACAAACCCGCGCCCATATCGAAGCGCTGGCGAAGGACATCGAGGGGCTTATCGGGGCGGCAAACGGCGATCCGCTTCTGCTTGAGAAGAAGGAGGATCGCCATGGATGATGGCGTGGTCATTGCCGTGATGCCGGTGGCGGCGGTGGTATCGCTGGTCTGCAACGTGCTGGTCATCGCGGTCTGCTGTCTGGGAGTGCGGGGCTTCTGGCCTGCGCTTGGTCTTTGGTCGCGCAATCGCAACCCGGCGCTGGTCGCGCTTGGGATCATTCTCATCTGCGCGGGGCTCGCGGTGAACAGCGCCATCTGGGCGCCCTTCCGGTTGGCGCGGATCGGCGATTGGGAGACCATGCTGGTCCTGTATCGAGAGTTCGGCGGTTTCACTGATATCTTCGGCAAGGGCCTGCCCGCGCTTGGGGTCTGGGTGCTGCTGTGGGCCAAGCTGGACGCGATCTATCCGCCTTCGGAGCGATCGCGCTGGAATATCCTCAATGTCGCGTGGTTTCCGCATTCCGACCGCATCCTTCCGAGGGCGCTGTCGCTTCGGTGGCTGCGCATCCCCACAAAATTTGGAGACCGCTGATGCAGGTCACGGATGTGCAACGGCTCTTGGCCGAGGCGAACTACTACAACGGCCCAATCGACGGAGATGCTGGTCTGGGCACCATGCGCGGCGCGTCGGTTATCGAGGGCAATGCCGGCCGATCCTTTGCGGAATGGCCAACGTGGCGGCGGCTGACGCATGCCGGCCAGGCAATTCTGAAGGCGCAGGGCTACTCGGTCGGGGATCTGGACGGTCTGACCGGCCCGCAGACATCCGAGGCCCTGACGCAGTGGCGATCGGACCGGGCGGGCACGGATGCCAGCGTTGATCGCACACCGACACCTGAAGCCGGGGCGCGGTCACACCCTGCGCAGATGGCATGGCCGCTGCAGCGCGACGTGCGCGCCTTCTTCGGCCCGGCCGGTGCGCCTGCCTGCACGGCGGGCGTTGTGGCGCTGCCCTTCCCGTTCCTCATCGCCTGGAACAAGTCGCAGAGCGTCTCGCGGTTCTATTGCCACGAGAAGGTTGCCGAGCCGCTGACATGGATCTTCGCCGAGGCACATCGGACGTTTGGTGCCGAGCGCATGCGGGACATGGGCCTCGATATCTATGGCGGCTGCTTTGCCAACAGGACGATGCGGGGTGGCACGGCGACGTCCATGCATGCTTGGGGCATCGCGGTTGATCTCGATCCCGAACACAACCAGCTGCGCTGGGGCGCTGACCGGGCGCGGTTCGCGAAGCCTGAATACCGCGACTGGTGGCAGATCGTGATGCAGGCCGGGGCGGTCCCGGCCGGATACGCGTGGCGCAAGGACTGGATGCATTTCCAGTTCGCCCGGCTCTGAAGGAGGATTTCATGGACAACTCTCAATTGACGGACCTGCCGGAATTCGGCGACGCGGTGCTGGCAGCCGCCAGCCTCGCGGTGGCGCTGATCGGCTGGCTGATCGGCCGTGCGACCGGCCGCAAAGCGCCAGTGGCGCTGATGACGATCCTCCACTCAGCCGTGGCCTCGGTCGCGGCGGCGGCAATCAAGCGACGGCTGACGGCATCGGAGGCGGCAGAGCTGCTGTTCGAGCATCTTCTGGGCGGCTCGCCCGAGACCACGCGCAAGCTAAAGCCTTCGCCTGCGGTGCTGGGCACGCTGCTCGAGGGCGCGCTTGGCCGGGCGGCTGCGGATCAGCGGGTCACGGATGCCGGCATCCTGCGAGAGAATGTTGCCGCAGAGGTGATCGCGGCGGCGGCGAAGGCGATGGGCCGCTGATGATCGACGCGTCGGACTTTCCGGGCCAGCCGCTCGCCTGGGGCGGCAACCAGTCGGGCCACATGCTGATCGGGGCGAACATCGCGGTGGTTCTGGCCGTCGCGGTGTCGGACCCATTCCCGCTGATCCTGCTGTCGGTTGCGCTTTACCTGCTGGTGATCGAGCTGCCGCAGGATCGCTCGACTGTCGCGCTGCGCATCGACTGTGCGGTGGACGCGGGCTTCGCCGCCTCGGGGGCGATTCTGGTCGCGCTGCTGCTGCCGGTCTGGTGGTGGGGGGTGCTGGCGTGGCTTTTGGCGGTCGATGTGGCGCTGATCGCGGGCATGGCGCGTCGGTGGGTGGATTAGGTCACGCTTGTGCCCTTGCGGTATGGATCCGCGCAGCTCACTGCCCCCCGGCGCGGGTCCTTCCCGGTGGGGGTGCATCGTGGGTGGGACCGCTGCGCAGAAATTTACTTCTGCCTGCGCCGTTTTTTCGATTTCGTTTCGTTTTCTGCCTAAAGGGGTCTTCGGGTGAACAAGCCGGTATTGCCTGCAAAACTTGAGGTTCTGGCGCTTGATCGCCTCGTGCCCTATGCGCGGAATGCCCGCACGCATTCCGAAACGCAGGTCGCGGAGATTGCGGCCTCGATCCGGGAGTTCGGCTTCACCAACCCGGTCCTGATCTCGGATGAGGGCGATATCATCGCTGGCCATGGCCGGGTGATGGCGGCGCGTCAGCTGGGGCTCGGCGAGGTGCCGTGCATCCGGCTGTCTCATCTGTCCGATGCGCAACGACGGGCCTATGTGCTGGCCGACAACAAACTGGCCGAGAAGGCCGGTTGGGACAACGAGCTGCTGCGCCTCGAGCTGGGAGAGTTGGCCGAGCTCGGGTTCGACCTCGGGCTGACCGGCTTTGACAAGTCGGAGCTGGATGCGCTGATGCTGGGCGAGGACGATGTCGATGCCGAAGGTCTGACAGGTGACGATGATGCGCCGGGCTTGAAGGACGATCCTGTGTCGCGATCGGGTGATGTCTGGATCCTCGGGGATCACCGGGTGATGTGCGGCGATTCGACGTCGATCGAGGCGGTCGAGGCCCTCTGCGCGGGCGATCTGGTGGACTGCGTCTGGACCGATCCGCCCTATAACGTGGCCTACGAGACAAAGGCCGGAAAGATCGACAACGACAATCTCGAGGACGGGCAGTTCCGCCAGTTCCTGCTCGATGCCTATTCCTCAGCCTGGGCGGTGATGAAGCCGGGCGCTGCGATTTATGTCGCCCATGCCGATACCGAGGGTCTCAACTTCCGGGCGGCGTTTCGCGAGGTCGGGCTGAAGCTGTCGGGTTGCCTGATCTGGCGCAAAAATGCGCTGGTCCTCGGGCGGTCGGATTACCAGTGGCGGCACGAACCGATCCTTTATGGGTGGAAGCCTGGCGCCGCGCATCGCTGGTTCGGCGGCCGCGCCCAGACCACGGTTCACGAGTTCAGCGACGCGCCCTTCATTGTGAGCGAGGACGGTTCGGTGCAGATCGAGATCGGCGAGACTGTCTTGCGGATCTCCGGCGCCGATTTGAAGGTCGAGGAGTTGGTCGGCTCGGTGGTCACCGCTGAGAAGCCGCGTCGCTCGGTCGATCACCCGACGATGAAGCCGGTCGAGCTGATCCTACCCATGGTCAAGAATTCGAGCCGCCGCGGCGATCTGGTCCTCGATCTGTTCGGGGGGTCCGGCTCGACGCTGATCGCCTGCCAGAAATCCGGTCGCAAAGCGCGGCTGATGGAGTTCGATCCGGGCTATTGTGATGTGATCGTGCGCCGATGGCAGGAATGGACAGGCCGGGTCGCGCATCTCGAGGCGGGCGGCGACAGTTTCGAGGTGCTGTCGGGCAAGCGTCGGACCAAGCCGAAGAAGTGCAAATGAGCAAAGAGCGTCCCGAGGCATCGGAAGGCTTGGTCGATCTCGCCGATCCCGGCGATCTGGATCTGACCAGCCTGCCGCAGGATGAGGGTGATCTGGAGTGAGCACGGGGACTGCTTATCCGGTCGGCACGATCGCAAAATTGTTCAATCTGACCGAGCGTCGGGTCCAGCAGCTGTCGAAAGAGGGTGTCATCCCCAAGACCGCGCAGGGCCGCTATGAGCTGGTTCCGGCCGTGCAGGGCTATGTCCGCTACCTGCAGGAGCGGGCGCTGGGGCAGCAGCCCGCCGAGGGTGCGATCGACTATCACGCCGAGAAGGCGCGCAAGACGCGGGCCGAGGCGGATCTGGCGGAAATGGACGCGGCGCTTCGGCGTGGCGAGCTGATCGAGGCCGCGATGGTCGGGTCCAGTTGGCAGGCGGTGATGCGTGAGATTCAGTCGAAGCTGCTCGGCCAGACCCCTGCCCGGATCGCCTCGCTGGTGATCGGCGAGCGTGCCGAGGGCACGATCAAGAAGATCATCCGCGCCGAGTTGGTCGCGGTATTGGAGGCCGCATCGACGGCCGATGTCGATGCCTTGGTTCAGGGAGCCCGCGATGGAGGTTCTGAAGCGGATCGTGCAAGGCGCGCTTGACGCGCTGCGCCCGCCTCCGGATCTGCCGCCCTCCGTCTGGGCAGAACGCTCGGTCTACGTCCCGGTCGGCAACGCCATCCCTGGCCTGATCAATTTTGAAAATGCGCCTTACCAGCGCCAGCCGCTGGACATGACGGCCGATCCAGATTGCCGCCGCATCACACTGATGTGGGGCGCCCAGGTCGGAAAGACGATGCTGATGCTCTGCGGTCAGGGCTACCGGATTGCCCAGGACGCCACCTCGCAGATGATGATGCAGCCCTCGCAGGGCGATCTTCAGACATGGCTGGAGACGAAGTTCAACCCGCTGGTTGATGCCAATACCTCGCTGCAATCGAAGATGGCGAAGCCGCGCGGTCGCGACGGGGTGAACAACCAGCTGATGAAGTCATATCCCGGCGGTTTCATCATGTTCTCATGGGCCGGATCGCCGCGGACCATGCGCGGCCGGTCGGCACCCTTCATCGTCTGCGATGAAGTTGACGGATATGTCCGCACCTCGGAGGGCCATCCGGTATCCCTGCTCTGGAAGCGCGCGGCGACCTTCCGTGACCGGCGCAAGCTTTTGGAGAGCTCGACACCTACGGTGAAGGGCGCCTCCTATATCGAGTCCTCGTTTCAGGCGGGCGATCAGCGATATTTCCATGTTCCGTGCCCGCATTGCGGCGCGCTGCAGCGATTGGTCTGGTCGCGCGTCGATTGGCAGAAGGACGAGGCCGGGCGCTCACTGCCGGAAACCGCCGGCTATGTCTGCGGCGAGTGCGGCTCAAAATGGACCGATTCCGAGCGGGTCTGGGCAATCCGGCGGGCCGAGGCCCACGGGGGCGGCTGGGTCGCCGAGCAGCCGTTCCACGGGCACGCCTCCTATCACCTCTCGGAGCTGTATTCCTGCATGACGACGCTGGGCGATATCGTCCAGTCCTTCCTCGACGCGAAGGCGGTCAACGATCTGCAGACCTTCGTCAACACCTCGCTGGCCGAGACCTGGGAGGAAGAGGGCGATTCAGTAGATGCGGCAATGCTGATCGCGCGGGCCGAGGATTTCCCGTCGCCGGTGCCGGGCGGCGTCGGCGTGCTGACCGCGGGGATCGACATGCAGGAGGATCGGCTCGAGGTCGAGATCGTCGGCTGGGGCTTGGGCGAGGAATCGTGGTCGGTCGATTACCGCGTTCTCTGGGGCTCGCCGCTCGAGCCGGATGTCTGGCAGGATCTGGACGATCTTTTGGGTGAGACCTGGGCGCATGAGACCGGCGCGCAGCTGGGGATCTCTGCCGCCTGCCTCGACACCGGCGGCAGCACGACGCAGGCGGCCTATGACTATGTGAAGAAGCGCCGTTCGTCGCGGCTGTTCGCGATCAAGGGCGTGGGTGGCTGGGACCGGCCTGTCGTCTCGGCGCCCTCGCGCAAGCGGTCGGGTTATCGGGCGCGCAAGATCGATCTGTTCACGGTCGGCACGGATGAGGCCAAGCTGATCGTGATGCGGCGGTTCCAGCAGACCGCAGAGGGGCCTGGCTTCTGCCACATCCCAAAGAGCCGCGAGGCCGAATGGTTCGCGCAGGCCACGGCCGAGACGCTGCGGCGGCGTTACGTCAAGGGCTTTCCGATCCTAGAATGGCACAAGACGCGGGACCGCAACGAGGCTCTGGATTGCCGGGTCTATGCCTTTGCGGCTCTGAAGATCACGCAGCCGAACATCAAGCGGGCGCTCGAAAGGTTGATTTCGGCCGACGAGGAAGAAGGCCCCGCGTCCGATCCGGTCGCGCCGAAGCCCTCGCGGCGGCGGCGCGGGGTGAAACTGCCGAAGGCTAGCGCCGGTGACGAGGGTCACTCTCCGCGCAAGCGTGGCCGGCGCGTAGCCGGCGCCAAGGCACGCGCGAAACGGCGCGGATAGGCAGAGGGTCTGATTGCAGTTCTCGCAAACACCGATGGCTGTGTGTCAGATCAGACTCTGGTCGCCAAATCGTCGCTGTCGACCGACGCGGACATTAATCCGACGACCCTTGAAAGTCAAATTTGCGGGACAAAGCGTCTTTCAGCTTCGATCATACGAATGCCTGCTTTGGTGCAATAGCCTTGGAAACCAGATGCGTCTGCCGGAGACGAGGCGCGGCTCAAGTAGAGAGCAAAGCCTCAGACGATTTTCGCGCTGGCAGAATTACGACAGGAACGCTTGGGCCATGGCGATCCAACTCTGCGATGATGCGAGGCGCGACCTTTTTCTCGAACGTCCAGATGTATGAAAGAAACTCTCGGTCGGGCAATTGCTCTGGACAGCCTGTAGCCATGTCGAAGCGCACCGATCCATAGTTTGAATAGACGCGGTGAGCGATACCCATAAGACATATCCGGCGTGGTACACGGAGCCACACCACCAAGTCAGTCCGTGGCAGGCGAATGTTGAGTGTTGACGGGGTGTTGCCGTCCATCACCCATCGCTCGCGACTGACGAGAGACAAAACGCGAGCGCGCTGCTCGGCGCGGTTCCGAACCTGCCAGCCGGGAAGCCAGCGCACGTCTCTGTCATAGGATTGATACTCAAGTCCGTATTGTTCGGCGATCCTGAGCGACAAGGTGCTCTTGCCAGCACCCGAACAGCCAATCACGAGGACGCGATTGGCTTTCGCTAAACGCTCAGCAGCGTGGGGTATGGAAATGAAATTTGGCAAGGCAATCCGTTCCTCGATCACATACATCGATAAATGCTGTGTTCTCGAAGGGACTGCTTTGAAAGGCAATAGATCACGAGAGCAGACATCAGGAATCTCCGCAGTATCGGTCAAACTGGGCTCAGAGCCGACCTTCGCTGCACTTTGCACCGCTGTATGCACTTTCAATTCTGAAGCACGAGAATGTCATTCGTCTTTGACGATATCTATCGACGTTCCTCGCTCATGGGTGATCGCCTAGTCTCTACAAAGAGGCATTTCGATGCATCTTCTAACGCTGGTTGAGCGAAAGTCCTTGCTGAAGGCTTTTGTGCAATGAGCGTGCTGCTAGCTCTCAGCGAGCGATGACGAAAACGCCAGAGGCAGCGCATGCCGCGCAGAGGCATCTTGCCCGCGTGGATTGCGCGGAGGCGGCATTGGACATCATCGGCAAGCGACTGATCGCGGGTATGGCGTGGGATTGGGCGGCATCGCTGCCGGGCCTCGATCCGGCGCGGCAGACAGTCACGCTATATCTGCGCGGGCCCGGCTCGATCGACCTGGTCGGCGCCGCCTCAGGGTCCAGTTTCCGTTTTCAGGCGCCCAAGGCGCAGACTTCGGCGCTGCCGGGCGGGATCTATAACTGGCAGGCCGTGGCCGACGATGCCGGTATCGAGACGATCATCGCCACCGGCCGTGTCAGCCTTCAGCTGGATCTGCGCCTTGGTGCAGAAGGTGCCGAGGCCCGCAGCTTCGCCGAGCGCATGCTGGCGATGGTCGAGGCAGTTCTGGAGAACCGCGCCACGCTGGAACAGCGCCGCTATCAGATCAACAACCGCTCGCTCGACCGGACGCCGGTTGCCGATCTGATGAAGCTGCGCACGCAATTCCGCGCCCAGATCTCGGCCGAGCAGGCAAAGCGCGCTGGCCGCTCGCCCTTTGGCCGCCGCGTTCTAACGAGGTTCTGATGCGCATTTTCGGTTCTTTCAATCGCGCGGGTTCGCTGAGTTCGGTGCTGACGCGCGCCGCGGCGTCCGACCAGATCACCGGCACATCAGCCCTCGGGGGGCGCATCGCCGGGCCTGGCCTTCGCCGGGCATTCAGCGGTGTGATGAAGTCTGCTGTCACCGACCGGCTCACGCGGCGGCAGGCTCGCGATCCGATGCCAGCCGATGAGGTGATCGACCGCAACTGGCGCGTGCTGGTGGCACGCTCGCGGGAGATGACCGGCGAGAATGATTACGGGCGTGGCTATCTGCGGCTCGTGCGTCAGAACGTGGTCGGATCCACCGGCGTGCGCCTGCAGGCGCAGGTTCGCGACACCAACCGGCAATCGGACACAGGTGCGAACGACGCCATCGAGGCGGCTTGGGCCCGCTGGGGCAAGCGCGGTAACTGCAGCATGGACGGCCGGCGGTCCTTCCATCGGTTGGAAATGGCCGTGATCCAGAGCTGCGCCCGCGACGGCGAGTTCTTCGGTCGCATCCATACTGGCCGCCACGCCGGGCCATGGGGCTTTGCCGTGCAGGTGATCGATCCGCTTCGCGTGCCGATCGAGGTCCGCGAAGATTACCTGCCTGGCGGGGGCTTCATCCGTCACGGCATAGAGTTCGACGCTTACGGTCGGCCCTTGTTCTACTTGGTCCGGGTCGGGGATCGAGAGCCTGCGGATCGGGTGATCGGCGGGCGTCGTCTTGCCCGGATCCCGGCCGATCAGATGATCCATGTCTTTGTCGAAGATATCGAGGGCCAGAAGCGCGGCCTGCCTTGGACCGCGACGGCGCTCTGGCGTTTGCAGATGACCGCGGGGTTTGAGGATGCGGCGCTGGTCAACGCCCGCGCCGGTGCTGCGAAGGGTGGATATCTCGAATGGGAGGAGGGTTACGGGCCCGAAATCGACAGCGAAGATCTTGTGGATGAGGATCCGCTCTATTTCGATGCCGAGGCCGGGGTGGTGCAGGAGCTGACGCCGGGGCTGCGTTACAAGGATGCAAACCCGACCTATCCCTCTGGCGAGTTTTCGACCTTTCTCAAGGCGATGTTGCGCGGCGCGGCCTCGGGCCTGGGCGTCGCCTACAATAACTTCGCCGGTGACCTCGAAGGGGTCAATTTCTCATCGATCCGGCAGGGCACGCTCGAGGAGCGCGAATATTGGAAAGAGCTGCAGGAGTGGCTGATCGAGTCGTTCCACCAGCAAGTCTATGAACGCTGGCTTCCGTGGTCGCTGCTGTCGGGCCGTGTGACGCTGGAAAATGGCCAGCCGCTGCCCGCCGCGAAGCTGGACAAGTTCTCGGCCGCGACATGGCTGCCGCGCCGATGGGCGTGGATCGATCCGGTCAAGGACGTGCAGGCCCAGCTGGAAGCCCGTCGCGGCGGTCTGATCTCGACCCAGCAGCTGATCCGCGAGGCCGGCCGGGATCCCGAGACGGTCTATCGCGAGATCGCCGAGGACGTGCGGCAGATGGAGGCTGCGGGAGTCCCGCCCGAAATGATCCAGGCGATGTTCATCAAGAACGTGCAGGCGGCGGTCAAGCCCGGCGCGCAGACGGAAGGAGGCGAAAATGGCGAAGAGTGAAAAGGTCGGCAAAGCGGCCAAGGATGAGGCGGCGAAGAAGGACAACGGCTCGAAAATGCCGCGATCGGTTCCGAAAGAGTCCGATCGGAAAGCCGAGAGGCTGATCGGGCGCCGGCTAGAGCGGCGTGCGGACCCGGCGCAGCTGCTGGGAGAAATTCAGGATCGCACCGCCGAGCAGATGCTTGTGCGTCATTTCGAGGTCCGCTCGATCGATGCGGAAGCGCGGACGGTCGAGTTGGCCTTCGCCTCCGAGACGCCAGTGTTGCGCTGGTTCGGAGAAGAGGTGTTGTCGCTTGAAAGCGGGTCGATGCGCACGGATCGCCTTGCAAGTGGTCTTGCTCTGCTGGTCGACCACGACTGGCGTGATCAGGTCGGCGTGGTGGAAAGCCACACGGTCGGCGACGATCGGATCGCGCGGGCGGTGGTGCGCCTCGGCCGGGGCGCGCGCGCCTCCGAGATCTTCGCCGATATCGAGGACGGCATCCGTCGCCACGTCTCGGTCGGCTATCAGATCCACGGCGTCTCGATCGAGGAGCGCGAAGGGATGCCGGATCTGGTCACCATGACCGATTGGGAGCCCTACGAGATTTCGATGGTCTCGGTGCCTGCAGATCCCAATGTCGGTGTCGGCCGCTCGGCCGAGCGACAGACGAAACCGCCAGAGGCGGGCCGCGCCCCTCTGGCCGAAGGTCTGCGGGATCATCGTGCCGCGCGTGCGGCTCAAACTGGCGAGGGTAATATGAAAATTCGCAATGTGCGCGACGCGAACGGCAATCTGGTTCGTGCCAAAGTGGACGACGATGGCAGCATCGTCGAGGTACTGGAAACGATCGAGGAAGCCGGGGACGCCGAACGTTCGGCCATGCGCCGGGGCTCTTCCGACGAGCGCGAGCGGGCCGCGACGCTGATCCAGATGGGCGCGCAATACGACGCCCGCGATCTGGCGCAGACGGCGATCTCCGAGGGCCACACGCCCGAACAGTTCCAGCGCACGCTGCTTGAGCGGATGTCCCAGACGCGCGGCGGTGCCGAAACCACCGAGCGCGGCGGTGACGTCGGGCTTTCCGACCGTGAGGCCGATTCCTTCAGCTTCATGCGTGTGCTGCGCCATTTGGCAAATCCGGGCGACCGCGCCGCACGCGAGGCCGCCGCTTTCGAGATCGAGGCCGGTGAAGCGGCGGCGGATCGTCTCGGCCGCAGCGCACAGGGGGTCATGGTCCCGCCCGAGGTTCTGCGCCGAGCCTTGAACACCTCGACCAGCGCAACTGCCGCCGGGGATACCGGCGGCTATCTGGTGGCCACGGATCTGCTGGCCAGCTCCTTCATCGACCTTCTGCGCAACCGCACAGTGTTCCTGCAACGTGCCACCGCGCTGTCGGGTCTGGTCGGTCTGGTCGACATCCCGAAGCTGGTCGAAGGCACGCAGGGCTACTGGATCGGCGAGGACCAGGATGCGAACGAGACCTCGCTGACTTTCGGGCAGGTCAGCCTCGCGCCCAAGACCGCGGCGGGCATGGTGGAGATGACGCGGCGCATGCTGATGCAGTCGTCGCTCGATCTCGAGGCCATGGTGCGCCGGGATCTGGCCTGGGCCATCGGAAGCACCATCGATCGCGCGGGCTTCTACGGCACCGGCGCGGCGAACGATCCGGTCGGCGTCGCAAACTGGATCGGCATCAACGCTGTGCCCTTCGCCGCAGCCAACCCGACCTTCGGCGAGGTGGTGCAGATGGAGACCGAGGTTGCCGCCGACAATGCCGATATCGGCTCGATGGCCTATATGGCGAACGCCCGGATGCGCGGTCACTTCAAGACCACCGAGCGTTTTGCTGGCACCGGCAAGACCATCTGGGAAGATGGCGGCACGGTGAACGGCTATGCCGCCGAGATCACCAATCAGGTTTCGGATGGCGATCTGTTCTTCGGCAACTGGTCGGATGCGCTGGTCGGGCTCTGGGGCGGTCTGGATCTGACGATCGATCCCTACACGCATTCGCGCAAAGGTCGTCTGCGCGTGGTCGCCTTCCAAGACGTCGATATCGCCGCCCGCCGCGTCTCGAGCTTCTCGCTGGGTCAGTTCGGCGGCTGATGACCAATCCCGGCTCGCCGCTCGGGCGGGCCGGTTCTTCTATCGCTTCAAGGGAGTGAACCATGGCGAAGAAAGTCGAGATCATCCTGCTGCGCGCGACGGTCCTCGAACCGGGCGAAATCGCGGTGCCGCGCATAGAGCCCTATGACGTGGACGAGAAGGTCGCGGCGGACCTGGTTCATCGCGGCCGCGCGAAACTGGTCAATGACAACGTCAGCGATACCGGCGGGGAGAGTGCCTATGATGCGCTTCTCGATTCGGTCGATTCTGCGATCCGGAATCTGAAACCCGAAGATTTCGGTTCGGACGGCAAGCCGAAACTCGACCCCATCCGCCGCCTGCTTCCGCAGGACGCCAAGGCCATCAACACCGCGGTTCGCGATGAGGTCTGGGAGGACCTGCTCGAGGACGGCTTCGAGGCGCCGAAGGCGAGCTGATGCCAGCGCCCGCGTGGGAAAATCTGGATGCCTTTCTGGGCCTGCACGATTTCGGCGTGCGGGCCCGTCTCCTATTTGCCTCGGGGGCCACGCGGACGGTTGCGGTGCTCTTCGATGAGGCGTTTTTCGACACCACCATCGGCGAGTATGCCCTTGAGGCGACGCAGCCGCGTGCTTTGGGAAAAGAGGTCGATCTGGCTGATCTGCGGCGGGGCGACCGGGTGGCGATCGGCGGCATCACCTATGACGTGACCGCAGGCCCGCAGGAGGACGGCACCGGCATGGCCACGGTGCCGCTGCAAAGGCCCACCGGGTGAGCATGGTGGGCCTGCATATCGATTTGAACGGCGAGGCGCTGGACAGGCTGTCCGAACGCTTCGCCCTGGATGAGCGTCAGCTGCAGGCAGCCTATTCCCGCGCGCTGAAGCGCACGGCCGGCACGCTGCGCTCGATGTCGTCAAAGGGGCTCAAGGGGCTGCTCGGACTGCGCAACACCAAGCGGCTGCGGCGTCGGATCAAGACGCGGCGCGCGCGAGGCGACGGCAGCGGCGCCGCCTTCGAGATCTGGTATGGGCAGAACGATTGGCCTGCGGAGGATTTTAAAGGCCGCCCGACCGAATCCGGCGCTGGCGTCCAGTTCCTCGGACACTCATTCGAGGGGGCCTTCATCGGCCGTCTTTCCGGCACGCGCACCATCCTGCGCCGCAAGACGGCGCGGTCGCATCCGATCGAGCGAGTGTTGATGCCGGTCAAGGATCGCATGGATGTCTATCTCGAGGACGAGGTTTTCGACCAGGCGGAAGAGATCTTCATGCGTCATTTCGAGGCCGAGATCCGCGCTCGGGCGCTATTTGGCATAGGGGCTCGCTGATGGACGAACTGACACCGACCGCGATGCACGATGCGGTTCTCGCCGCGATCCGGGCGCAGTTTCCAGATCTGGCGACGGTCACGGATTACCGCGAGCTGGGCGAGGCCCAGACGGAGCTGCCGCTTCCCGCGGTGCTGGTGGAAATGACCGACCTCGAATGGGGCGGCATCGAGGCCGACGATGGCACCGGCCGTCTTGCCGCCGATACCGTCTGGGATCTGACCATTGTCATGGGCTTCCGCACCGAGGCGGTCGGCCGGGCCCTGCGGGATTTCGCGGCAGCTCTGGCGGTGTTCCTGCACGGCAATCGCTGGGGGCTTCGCTCGGTCGAGCCTGCGGTGTTTACCGTGGGCGAGGTTCACGAGTTCTCGCCCGTTCTGTCGAACTATCAGGCGTGGCGGATTGAATTCCGGCAGCGCGCGTTCCTTGGGTCGAACGTTTGGGCCAATGACGGCACGGTGCCCGAGGCGCTATTCAGCTGGTCACCCGATATCGGCCTGGACCATATCGCCGACTACGAGGGCATTGACGCATGATGCAAGTGGGCGACCGCCGCGCGCTCGGCGAGACGGATCGCCGGATCGCGCGGCTGATTCAGTTCGGTACCATTGCAGAGGTCGATCCCGCACAGGCGCGGATCCGGGTCTCGCTTGGCGGCGAGGCGGTGTCAGGCTGGGTGCCATGGGTCGCCGGCCGCGCCGGTGACGTCCGGGTGTTTTCCGCGCCCTCGGTCGGCGAACAGGTGATGCTTCTATCGCCCAGTGGCAATTCCGGCCAGGGCGTCGCGCTTCTGGGACTTTATTCCGGCGCGGGCCAGCCGCCGGCATCCGAGGCTGGCGTGACGCGCGTCGAGTTGCCCGAAGGCGTCTCGCTCGAGATCCGCGACGGGGCGGTGTCGCTGGCCGCGCCGGGGGGGCTGCGGATCACCGGCGACGTCACGGTCGAGGGCGATGTTGTCGCCGATGGGGTGTCGCTGAAGAACCATCGTCACGGCGGCATTGCGCGAGGTGGCGCGCTCACTGATCCTCCAGCGAGTTGAGGCGAAACCGCCAGAGGCGGCGGGGGTCGTAGCGTGTCATCTTCCGGCCCATGTTGGGCATGAATTCCCTCTCTGGTCGTTCTCTCACTGGCGCGGATCATCTGCGCCAGTCGATCCGTGATGTGCTCACCACGCCGCTGGGGTCACGGGTCATGCGGCGGTCCTATGGATCCCGTCTGCCCGAGCTGGTCGACCGGCCGCTGAATGCCGAGACGGTCGCAGAGCTGCGTATCGCAACGGTCGAGGCGCTGGCACGCTGGGAGCCGCGTGTCGAGGTGCAGTCGGTATCCGTTCAGGCCGGGGCCGGGTCGGGCGTGTTCGAGATTTCAATGGAGGCGGTGGTGCGGGACACGGGCGAAGTTCTGACGGTCGAAGGAGTGGCGGTGTCATGAGCGTTCTGGATCTCGAGGCGCTGCCCGCGCCGGATGCTGTCGCGAACCTCGACTTCGAGATCATCCTCGCGGCCTGCAAAGCCGATCTAGCCGACGCGCTGCCCTCGATCGCACCGACGCTGGATCTGGAAAGCGAGCCGGTGGTGAAGCTGCTCGAGGTCTGGGCATATCGCGAGACGCTGCTACGGGCTGCGATCAATGACGGGATGCGCGCGGTTCTGCTGGCCACGGCCACCGGCTCGATGTTGGATCATCTGGGCGCATTGCTGGGGGTAGCGCGGCTGATCATCGTGCCCGCAAACCTCGACGCAAGCCCGCCGGTCGCAGAGGTCCGCGAGACGGATGTCGCGTTCCGGCGCCGGATCCAGCTATCGCTCGAGGGTTTCAGCGTGGCGGGGCCCCGCGAAGCCTATCGCTTCCATGCGCTGTCGGCCTCGGGGCAGGTGCGCGACGTGGGGGTGCGCCGGATCGGTCCGGGACAGGTCGGTGTGCGCGTGATCTCGACCGACGCCGATGGCGCGGCATCGCCGGATCTTCTGGCGACCGTGGCCGATGCGCTGTCGGCGGAGGATGTGCGCCCCCTCTGCGACGATGTCGTGGTCGCTGCCGCAGATCTGGCGGTCTATGACGTCGAGGCAGTGTTGCATCTGCCTGCCTCGCCTGGCGCGGATGCTGCCATGAATGCCGCCGAGGATGCGGTGCGTGCCTATTGCACTGGCGCCTTCGCGGTCGGGGCCGTTGTCAGGCGCTCGGCCATCATCGCCGCGCTGCATCAGGCAGGTATCTCGTGGGTCGATCTCGTGTCGCCAGCGGCCGATATCGATCCCGGCGTCGATGGTGCCGCACGGGCGTCCAGCTTCTTGATCACTTCGGCCGTCGCATGACCGGCCTTCTGCCTCATAACGCCTCGGAGTTGGAACTGGCTCTGGCGAGCCTTGGCAACCGGACCGAGACCCTGCCCAAGCCCATCGGCGATGCCATGAGCCCGGATCGGGTGCCCGAGGCTTTCCTGCCGTGGCTGGCATGGGCGCTGTCGGTCGATTCATGGGATCCGGCATGGTCGCCCGAGCGAAAGCGCGCCGTCATCGCGGCGTCGGTCGAAGTGCATCGGCGCAAGGGCACGGTTCGGTCTCTGCGCGAGGCCTTGGAGGCGATGGGCTACGGCGATGCGCGGATCATCGTGGACCGCGACCTGCCTCGTTTAGGCTCCGATCTGGTTCTGGGCGGCAATTGGCAGTTCGGCGATGCCTGGGTTCTCGGCCCGTCCGATCCGCATTGGGCCGATTATTGGGTAGAGCTGCTGGATGCGGTGCCTGCGCGCGATGCGGCCGCGATCGCTGGGCGTCTGGCCTCGCTTGCCCCTGCGCGGTGCAGGCTTCGCGAAGTTCGGCTTGTTGGTGTGACTTATGTCCTCGGCGACGGACTCTGGGTTCTTGGTCAAGACGTCACGCTGGGTGGCGTCTATTCCTTCGGAGGTAATGAAAATGGTTGATGTGGCGCAGGTGGTCAATCTGAGCGAGGCCGGTGCCGATGCCGAAAAGTGGCCTGCCGTGCCCCGGCTCGAAAATGGCTGGTATCCCACCGGCGGCGAGGTCGATCCTGCTGTGAACTCCGGCCTGATGAATTGGCAGGCGCGCCAGCTGGCTCTCCGCAGTGAGACGCTGAGAGCTCGGGTTGACGATCTGGCGCTAAAAGCTGGTTCCACCGTTACGGTCGGTAATAGTGGCGATTTCTCGACCGTGAATGAAGCGTTGAGCTATCTCTCCGAGCGGAGGCCCGGCTACGTTCAGGGCGGATTTCAAACTCAAATCCTGCTGCTGGATGGCTTCACGATGGCTGAGCAGATTCTAGTGAGCGGTGTGAATCTTGGATGGATATCGATCGTGGCAGAGGCGGCCGAGGTATTCATCGACAGGGCTTATATGAACGTCCCCTTTCATGAAGGCGCAGCCCCGATTTATCCTTCTTTCGGCGTCAAAGATGGAGGAACATTGCCGCGGATCGACGCCTTGTTCACGATGATGGACACAGGGCCAACGGCAGGGCGCATGGGCATCAATGCCTTCTCTGGCGGCTTTGCGACTGTCGGGGGGATGTGCGGAATCAAGAATTGCGGCGATACCGCAGTTCTGCTGACAACGTCCGCCTCATTCGCTGGCAACGGTTCCGTGTTTTCTGGGGCTGGAGGAGACGGCGCGTCAGTAGCGGGAGGAACACAATCCACCTTTCAAGGCGCGGATCTAAGCGGTGCGGGTGACACCGGGCTGCGTGTTTCAAACGGAGCGGTGAGCCACGCTTGGGGCCTAGATGCCAGCGGTGCTGGTCAGAAGGGTGTTCACGTCTATCGAGGAGCCACCTTGAACCTGCTGGGAGGCAAGTGTCGGAAAGGTGGCAGCGATTCCACGCAAGACATCGTCTGCGAATCGGGCTCGATCATCAACGCTACGAACGCGACTGGCGGCACCTCGATCGCGGTCAACACTGTTACGCCGAACGGCATCATCTTTAAATGAGGCGGTCATGTTCTACGCGGTCATAAACGAATCCGGCCAACCCACCGGCGCGCTTTATGTAGAGGTAACGCCATCAGTCCGCGCGCATCATCCAGGCGCGACCTTCGAGCCTTGCTCGCGGCTGGCAAATGATGGCACAGCTGAAAGCCCGACTTGGCGAACGGTTCCGCCGACCATCGAAGATTTGCGCTCATCATGGGTGCTGACAAGGTTCCAGTTGCAAGACGTGCTTGCCAGCGCAGGCCTCCTTGCATCGGCCGAGCAACTGGTCGCGGCCTCTCCGGATCCGCGCATCGGCCGCGCCTGGACCTATGGCGTGGAGTTCCCGCGCGCCTCTGCCACCATCACGGCTCTTGGAGCGGCGCTGAACCTCTCGGCCGAGGAGCTGGATGATCTTTTCCGCGCGGGGGTAGAGATCGAGGCGTAAAGCTCGAACGCACGAAACCGCCAGAGGCGGCCGAGCGTGCGGCGGACCATCCTTCGCTTGATTAATTGCGAGGGTTCCCATGGCTGAATTTCTGCACGGGGTCGAGGTTGTCGAAATCGACGGCGGCGCTCGGCCCATCCGCATCACCAAGTCGAACGTGATTGGCTTGATCGGCACGGCACCTGATGCCGATGCTGTGGCATTTCCTTTGAACACTCCGGTTTTGGTCGCCGGGTCGCGCACCGAGGCCGCAAAGCTGGATGCGGTCGGCGACGGCAACGGCACGCTGCCCTGGGCCATCGACGGGATCTTCGATCAGGTCGGCGCCGCAGTGGTCGTGGTCCGGGTCGAGGCTGGGGCAGATGAGGACGAGACCATCGCCAATATCATCGGCGGGGTGGACGCCGAGGGCGCGGCGCTGGGCGTGCAGTGCTTCCTGGAAGCCGAGGCGGTCACCGGCGTGTCGCCCCGCGTCCTGGTCGCGCCGGGCTGGACCCATCAGCGCCCGGCCGAAGCAGCGAACCCTGTCGCAGCCGAGATGAAGGGCATTGCTGACCGGCTGCGCGCGGTCATGGTGATCGACGGGCCGAACAGCAACGATGCCGCCGCGCTGGCGGTCGCCGGCGAGCAGGGTGGCGAGCGGGTCTATCTGGTTGATCCGTGGTGCAAGGTGTCGCGAGGGACACAGGTCGTGGACGAGCCTTCCTCGGCGCGCGTTGCCGGTCTGATCGCGAAAGTCGATGCAGAGGACGGGTTCTGGAACTCGCCTTCCAACCGCGAGCTGAATGGCATCGTCGGCACCAGCCGTCCGGTGGATTTCCGTCTGGGCGACGCCAATGCTCGGGCCAATCTGCTGAACGCCGCGAATGTCGCGACGATTATTCGGCAGGGCGGCTATCGCCTCTGGGGCAACCGCACGCTCTCGACGGATCAGAAATGGGCTTTCCTCTCGGTCCGCCGCACCGCCGATATCATCAACGACTCGCTGCTGCGGGCGCATCTGTGGGCGGTCGATCGAAACATCACCAAGACCTATGTGCAGGAGGTGCAGGACGGGGTGAATGCCTTCCTGCGCGAACTCCAGGCACTGGGTGCAATTCTCGGCGGCCGGTGCTGGGCAGATCCCGATCTGAACACGCCCGAATCTATCGCGGACGGGAAGATCTATTTCAACTTCGATTTCACGCCGCCCTATCCGGCCGAGCACATCGTGTTCCGGTCGCACCTGGTCGGTGATTACCTTGAGGAGGTCGTGCAATGACGGCGCGCGCGCAGCTGAAGAATTTCGCGGTCTGGGTCGATGGCCGGGGCTATGCAGGGAATGCGCAGTCCTACCAGCCCCCAGCGCTGGCTCTCTCGACCGAGGAATTCCGCGCGGCGGGCATGGATGGCCCGATCCGCATCGATACCGGCATGGAGGCAATGTCGGTCACAATCACGCTGACCGAGCTGTCGGCCGAGGTGCAAAAGCGCTTCGGGCTTGTCCGCAACGGTCGGACGCAGATCACCGCGCGCGGCTCGGTCGAGGATTTCGACGGCACGGTCCATGCCGAGCTGCACTCGATGCGCGGCACCATCGTTCGGATCGGGCCGGGCGCGTGGCAACCCGGAACACCTCCGACGCTCGAGGTCGAGATGTCGCTCGACTATTTCCGGCAGGAGCGCGACGGCGAGTCCGTGGTCGAGGTCGATCTGGTCAATATGATGCGTGTGATCGGCGGCGAGGACCAGCTGGCCGCGCGTCGTGATGCGATGGGGATCTGATGATGGACACGAAACCCCTTGAATTCCGCACCGGCTTTCTGCGCGGCGAGGCACGGATCAAGACCTGTCAGATGCGCGAACCGACCGTGGACGATCAGATGAACGCGCAGGGCACCGGCAAGACGGCGGCCGCGCAGGAACTGCACTTGTTCGCCTCGCTCTGCGATTTGACGCCGGATGAGCTTCGCTCGCTCTCGCTGCACGATTACGGGCGCGTCCAGCAGGCCTATCAGGATTTTTTGGAGTAATCGGCGGGCTGGTGCCTCTGCATGATCTGCGCGCCGGGGTTCTCGCCCTGGCGCGCGGCACCGGCTGGTCGCGCGCCGAGATCGGCGCGATGACTGCGCGGGATCTGACGTGGTGGCTCGAGGGGCTGACGGATGGCAAACCAGAGGCTTAACGCAAAGATCGAAATCGGCGCTTCGGTCGACCGCTCGGTCGGTCGGGCGCTTTCGAGCATCCAGTCGTCGCTGAAGAAGGTCGGCCACGAGATCCGCGATGTCGAAAAGGCGCAGAAGGATCTGGGTCGGCAACGCGAGGTGCTGGTCAGGCAGGGGCGATCCGTCGAGGCTCTGGATCGGGAATATGCCGATCTCGGCCGCACGCTCGATCAGCTGCGCGACAAGCAGCGTCGGCTTGATCGAACGATGCTTGCCGGCCGCCGGGTGGGCGAGACCTTCAGCGGGGCAACGCGAGAAATCGGGAGGTCGGCGCGCAATGTCTCGATCGGTGTCGCCGCCGCCGGGGCTGCGGTGATCGGCCTGACGCGCGGCGTGGCCGAGCTGGGCGATAACTCTGCCAAGACCGCCGCGAAGCTGGGCATGGATGTCGAGGCGCTGCAGGAGCTGCGCTATGCGGCTGAGCGGTCGGGCGTTGCCTCGGGCACACTCGATATGGCCATGCAACGCATGACGCGGCGGATCTCCGAAGCCGCGCGCGGATCCGGTGAGGCCAAGGACGCGCTTCTGGAAATGGGCCTTTCGGCCGAGGAACTGACGAAGATGGCGCCCGAGGACGCGCTTGGGGCGATCGCCGATGCGATGGCTAAAGTACCGTCCGAGGCAGATCGGGTCCGCCTTGCCATGCGCCTGTTCGATTCCGAGGGTGTCGGTCTGGTCAACATGCTGAAAGGCGGTTCGACCGCTCTCGATGAGCTTCGCGAGGCGGCGCGCAAGACCGGGTTCGTGCTAACAGACGAAATGGCGAAAGCGGCCGAGGATTATCAGGACGCCATGCTCGACGCCAACCTATCGGCGCAGGGCCTGCGCAACACCATCGGCGCGGCACTGATGCCAGCGGTCACCGATCTGGCCCGGACCTTCTCTGGCTGGCTGCAGGGCAATCAGAGCGAGATTAGGGTCTGGGCCGCTGCCGCCGGGGAGGCAGTGGGCCGGGTCGTGCCGATCGTCGGCGAGGTTGCCTCCGGCTTCGGTAATGTGGTCGGAAAGGTGCGGGAAGCCACGGAGTTTGTCGTGGGCGCGGTCGGCGGTTGGAAGAACTTCGGTAAGATCCTTGCCGGTATCTTCGCCGCACGCACTGTGCTGGCCATCGGCCGGTTCGGCGCCGCGGTTGTCCAGCTGGGGGGCGCGCTGTTAAGCCTCGCCCGTTCAGGACCAATGGTCGCCGCCGCCTTTCGCATGATCGGCGCGGTCATGATCGCAAACCCCATCGGCGCGGCCATCACAGCAATCGCCCTGGCCGCGACGCTGGTCATCACGAATTGGGACAAGATCAGGCCTGCGGTGCAACCGGTGATCGACTGGCTGGTCGACGCGTTCGGCAAAGCGCGCGAGCTGGTCGGCGCCGCCTGGGAAAATATAGGGGCTGGCATCGAGGCCGCGAAGGTCCGCATCGGCAATGCGATGGCCGCAATGCGCGAGGGCGTTCAGCCGGTGATCGATTGGTTCCGCCGCTCGGCCGATGGCCTCGAGGATGGCTGGGATGCGTTCCGGGCCGGGTTGTCCGCGATCCTCGATCGGCTGGTCGGGGCCTTCGAGGCGGCAAAGGCGAAAATCGGTGCGATTGTCGACTGGTTTGTCGAAAAGGCCGAACAGGTCAAGGCGGTCGGCGGCGCCATCAGCGATTTCGTGACCGACAACAAGGTGACACGTTTCGTTGGTCGAACGCGCGACCGCATCGGCGATGCGCTGTCGGGTGACGACACCGAGCCTGCGGCTGCGGATGAGGGCGCGCGCGGTCGTCGCGCCCGCCGCGTCCAGCGCCGGGCGGTCGGCGGTTCCTTCGATGCCGGGCCGCTCTTGGTCGGCGAGGGCGGCGAGGAGCTGATGTATCGGTCCCGTGGCGGCTTCATCGCCCATGCCCGGCACACGCGAGGGCTCCTGTCCCAGGCGCGCGAGGCGTCGCATCTGACCGCCCGGATTGCCGCCGCTGTGCGCGGCATGGCGCCGGTGTCCGCAACCGCGTCCACCGCCGTTGCGCGGCCCGCAGAACCGCGGCCGGTGAACATCACCATCAACCAGTCGCCAGGCCAAAGCCCCGAGGATCTGCTCCGCGCCCTCGAGCGACGCCTGTCGCGGCGCGGTGCCCCGCTGTTCGATGGGAGCTTCGCATGAACGATGTGATGATGGCGCTCGGACCCTATCGCTTCTCGATCGCCTCGGCGGCCTATCAGTCCTTGCAGCGCAGGGCAGCCTATAACTGGTCCTCGATCGAGCGGATCGGCGCGTCGCCTGCGCGCCAATATGTCGGGCCGGCCGGCGAGACGATCAGCCTCGAGGGAGTGATATACCCCTCTTTCTCCGGTGGTCTGGGTCAGGTGGACAAAATGCGCCTGACCGCCGGGCTGGGCTTGCCGCTGCCTCTCATCGAGGGGCGCGGGCGGGTGCTGGGGTTCTGGTCGATCGTCGGAGTCGATGAGGGGCAGACCATCTTCGAGCGCGGGGGCGCTGCGCAAAGGATCGAGTTCGGGTTGGAATTGGAGCGGTATGATGGCGGGCTTGCGTCGATCCTGCGTTTCTGAAGAGGGCGAAACCGTTGACCGGCTGGTGTGGCGGATCTTCGGCCGTCAGGACGGGCGGCTGGTAGAGCTGACGCTTGATCTGAATACCGGGCTGGCCTCGGCCGGGCCAATCCTGCCTGCCGGGCTGCGGGTGCTGTTGCCGGATGAGCCCGCAGTGCCCAAGCGCGCGATGGTGCGGCTATGGGACTGATGGATTGGCGGCTGTTGGTCCGCGTCGTCGTGGATGGACAGGATATGTCCTCGCGCTTCCGGCCGATATTGTCGGCGCTGTCGATCACGGATTCGGTCGGCCTAGAGTCCGACGAGCTGCGCATCGACCTGGCGCTGGGCGGCTTGGGCGGGCGGATGCCGTTTCCGCGCTCTGGCGCGAGCATCGAAGTCTGGCTGGGCGCCGGGCTCTCGGCCGTGCGCATGGGGTCCTTCATTGCCGATGCATTTGAGGCTTCAGGACCGCCTGACGTGATGTCGATTTCGGCGAAGGCCGCGGTCTATGACGGCGCGGTGGGCACGACCGGCCTGCAGACCGCGAAATCGCGCAGCTGGCCCGCCGGCACGACCGTCGCCGATCTGGTCGGCCGGATCGCGCAGGAACATAGTCTGCGTCCGGCCGTGGGGCAGTCGATCAGGACGATGGCGCTCGACCATCTCGATCAAGTGGACGAGTCCGATATCAACCTGCTGACGCGGGTCGCGCGGGATCTGGGTGCTTTCGTGAAACCGGCCAACGCCTCGATCGTCTTTGCGCGCCTGGGCGAGAGCCGGTCGGCATCCGGTCAGCCCATTGCCCCGGTCACGCTGTTGCCGGCTGATCTGTCACGGTGGCGGGTGTCGCGCGACGCGCGCGAGCTGCCTAGGAGCTGCGTGGCGATCTGGCGGGATCTGGCCGCTGCTGTGGATCGCGAAGAGGTCGCGGGATCCGGTGATCCGTCCTTGCGTCTGCGTCATCGCTTCGCCTCGCAGGCGGCGGCGCGTCAGGCGGCGGATTCTGCTTTGGCGAAAGGTCGGCGCGGCAAGTTGGTGGCGTCCTGCGAACTTCCCGGTCGCGCCGATCTCATCGCCGAGGGCCGGGTGATACTTCCGGCGCTACATCCCGACCTCGGTCGCGAATGGCTCGTGCTGCGAGTGGATCACCAGTTGGATCCGCGCGGCTGGAGAACAAGTTTCAAGGCGCAGCTTCCCACATAAGATCACACCTGACGGAAAAACTGCAAAAAAGAGCGGGCCGGAGCCCGCTCGAACTAGTTACTACACCGAATGCATCGCTATTTCAGCGGTTTGTCGGGCGCCTTGTCTTGCTTCGGCGGTGAACCTTCGTCGCCCATCCGCTCAGACGCGCTGTTGTCCTTGTCCAGTTGCCGCCGCTTGTCGCCATACTCGCCCTCTGGCTTCGAGGGCTCGGTGGAGTGAACTTTTCCGTATTCCTTATCGGCGTCCATGTTTGGACCCTCCATTTGTCAGTGGAAAATCCCGTCTGACATTCTAAAACTGGGGTTGCAGGTAGGCCGACACAATGCGCTGTGACGGACATTCGGATAGCGCATTGTTTGAATAACATTCTATTCTAGCGGTTTCGTCCGATCCGCACTGGAATCCGCGAACTCTCTAGCGAGCGCAGTTATGTAATTTCATCCGCTCTGAAGTCAGGCGATGGCCTTCCAAGGCACGATGACATGAATCGTGGCTATTGCATTCCGCGTCTTTATAGTCCATACACAGCGTGCATCGCGACTTTATTTTCGACCTTCTGTCTCCCTCATCGGCTTCAGTTGTCTTTAAGACGGAACCGAGCCGAACCACCGCAATGTTGCGGGTGGTGACATACAGGAGATGACACGATGGCGACAGGCACCGTGAAATGGTTCAATTCCACTAAAGGTTTTGGTTTTATCGCGCCCGAAGGCAGCAAGAACGATGTGTTTGTTCACATCTCAGCTGTTGAACGCGCCGGATTGACCACACTCGCAGACGGCCAAGCAGTGAGTTTTGACATTGAAAGCGGCCGCGATGGCCGCGCTTCGGCAGCCAATATTGCGCTGGTGTAAGCCAAATTAGTGTAACGCTCTAACGGGGACGGCCGCACAGGTCGTCCCCGTTTTCGTGCGAGATTAGGTTTTGCTACGAAATGGGAGATCCGATAACACATTGAAAGAAAATAACATGATTGAGATTAACTGGGGGGCTCCCCTAACAATGCATTATTCCGATGGTAAAGAGATCAAAAGGATCTCGACAATTGAGCAAGCTCAATACTGGCTCCAGGCTAAATGGCCCGTTGCAAACGGTGAGCGCGATCGCGCGCTGAGCCAAATTGACGCCGCTATGAACTGCCTGATCCCTGTTGGTGCGGCGCGTGCCGCATTTCTCTCTGCAGCGGCCACGGCGGGTTTCGCTCCGTCGACTGCTTAAAATGAACATCCGTCTGCAAGTAAAAGCCTGAAGCAAATGCGCCGGACCGGCGAAACTATAACACTTGGAGAGCAGTACATGTCTAAACCAATTAGTTTGCCTCCGGTCGCGCCTAGCGCAATGAGCCGCGAGAGCCAGATCGAAAAGACGTCTCGTGCGGCGAAAGAGATCATTGACGACGAAAACGAGAAGCGCGACGCGAAAATAAAGCGCTTGCGCGATTCTCGTCTTCAGTGGGCTGCCAGCGAGGGGAAGAGTGGAGCCGTCCGAGAGGTAGCTACGAAAAGTTCTAGGACTGGTAGATCCGATTCTAAGAGTGGACGGTAATCTAGCCTTAGAGAGCAAGGGTGCGGGCAATGAAAGAGCGGTTGTTCGCCAAGGCGATGGATACACATGAGCCTACCCTCAGAAAGCCAAGTGCACTATACGGGCTCATATCGCGGATAGTGTACTAGCGTCGAGCTCAACGCTGGTGGCGGTTGGATCACAACCTTCGACGCGCAATTACCCGAATAGCCTTTCGTGATGACCGGGCAACCGTTGGTGCCCGGCTGCTTGTTCAGGACGTGCCCAGCAGCTCTCTACGCGTTGCCGATGCGATGAAGGAGGAGCGGGTCATTCCCCGCGCTTTCGCGGTTTCGTCAATGGCCCGCAGGAGTCCGCGCTCAAGCGAGATATTGGCGCGGGCAAGAGCCGTATCGGCGGCAATGTAGGGCACCGGCATCAGAACAGCGCCAGCTGCCATCTCGGCCTTCACGTCCTCGCGGCTGCGAATCTCGTCCAGGCTCGCGGGCTCGGTGTCGGGCATATCCTCGAACCAGAGATCGAGGGCTTCTGCAGCTGCGGCAGGGATGCCCGCCCAATCTTCGGCCGCGGCAAAGCAACCGGGAAGATCGGGAAAGGTCAGACCGTAGGCGCTGTCATCGTCGCGATGGATCAGGGCGGTGAAGTATTTCATGGCGGGACCTAAGAGGAATATACGTTAGACTATTTGCACGGAGGGGCGGTGGTTCGACCGGGCTATAGAAGCCCGGCCTGTCGATAGATCGCCCTGACGGTTCCAAGCGGAAGATCTTTCTTCGGGTGGGGCAGGATCACGGTCCTTTCGCCTTTCCGAAGCTTCAAGTGCGATCCGCGTTTCTGGATCTCTTCGAAGCCTTCCGCCTTGAGCATCTTCAGGAGCTTCTTGGAATTGGTTTCAAGCTCCATCGCCCCTCCTATCGCGTGTAAATATATACACCAAGACCGCGCACCCCTCAAGCTATTTGCGCAAATATTTGTGTAAACTAGTGCTCCTATACCTACAACATTAACGCTTCATGCGGGCTTCATCGAGCGAAAGGACATTCGCCGCCTCTCCGGTTACGAAATCTGCCCACGCCTGCATGACGATCCGCCGCCGATCGAGCAGATCGGATCGCGCATAGGTCCGCTCGACCTTGTTGCCGATGGTGTGACCAAGGACGGTCTCGCTTACTTCCCAGCTGGCTGCGTCGTTGTCTTGGACCCATGTTCTGAAGCTCGTCCGGAAGCCGTGAGGCCGACCCGGCTCGTTGAGATCGTCTAGATGGGTTTCCAGCGCGCGGCTCGAGATTGCCGCTCGCATCGGGACGAAGAGCAGATCATCGGCGAATTGGGCCGCGTCCTCGATCAGCTGTTTCGCCTGGCGGGACAGCGGCACGCGGAAATCTCGGACGTGCTGTTTAAGGCCTTTCACTCGCTCCTTTGGCACTGTCCAGATATCGTTTTCGAGATCCATCTCGCCCAGCCTTGCACCGCGCGCCGCGTCCGATCGGACGGCCGTCAGGATGATGAATTTGAGGCATTGCGCGCTTACACTGTCGCCGAGCCGGGCGTAGAGTGCCGGGAGGTCTTGCCACGATGTCGAAGCGATGGGCGTTTCTTCATGGTGGTGGTCGCCGAGGATCCGCTTCGCGGCGTCGACCTCAATCGGGTTGCAATCGAAGCCCATGAGCTGCGCTTCGGTCAGAACGATCTTTGTGCGCCGATAGGCCTTCAGCGCGGTGGGGTGCTTGGTTCGCCAGATCGGCCGCAGTGCATCTGCGATCACATGCCGGGTCAAATCGCTCGTGCGGACCTTGCCGATCCGTGGGATGATGTGGGTGCGCAAGGGGCTCAGCCACCGGCCACGGTCGCCCTGCTCTCGCAGGTTCTCCTTCCGCGCCTCGAAGACGATTGAAACGAGTTCCTGGTATGTCGGGTTCTGCCGGTCGCGGTGTGCGACTTCCTCCGCGCGCCTCGCCTCTCGCTCCGAGATCGGATCCATCCCGGCCGCAAGCACGCCGAGCCATTCGTCGCGCATCTTGCGCGCCTCGGCCAAGCTCACGGTCGGCCAGTGCCCTAGCCCCATCTCGCGCCGCCTTCCGAGGTGGCTATAGCGGTAAATCCATTTCCCGGCCTCGCCCTTTTTCACGAGGATCAAACCGCCGCCATCCTGATGTTTGCCATCCCCTGCCCGCTTGATCGCTATAGCGGTTAGTTTGTTCTTCGCCAT